CGAATAGCCGGCTGACGAAAACAGGAATTGAGGATATCATCCGGCGGATCGGAGAGAAGGCGGGCGTAGAAAATGCACATCCGCATCGATTCCGGAGGACGGCTCTGACAAATGCACTGAACCGCGGAATGCCTCTGCAGGAGGCTATGATATTTGCGGGACACGCAAAGTCAGAGACAACCATGCGATACTGTACGGTGAATCAGGAAGGTGTACGGTATCATCACTTTAAATATTTAAGCGCATAAGTAAATAAACTTATTTATTTACACTCGGCATTGGTCGGGTGTTTTTGTTATGCGCTTTTATATATGTAACTTTATCAACCAGTCAAAGGAGGGATTCTGAACTAAGTAGCAATTTGAAAACGGCAACTGCCGATTCTGGTTGGAAATATATGACTAATGCAAATAATCTTTCAGAAAAGCTAAAATTCCGCAAAATAGGTCACATGGTATTTGTTGCTGGATCGATAAGATTTTCGGACAATGGAAAATTTGCAAACGATCAGGCTCTCGGCAGTGTCCCGTCAGGAATGACACCAAATGGTTATGACGAATTCGAGTGTCTTATTCCGATAGCTATGCATAATGGTGGACCTGCTGGAACACAAGCACGTATATACATAAAAAATGGTGGAGTATATATCGTCGGTACAGATAGTGCCTCATTCGTAATGATTGCAACAACGGCTTATTTTAGCTAATTAGCTAACTGGTATAAAAATAGCTCTTGTCGCAAAAAGAGTCCATGTGCCTCCATTTTTGTACGAAGTAATATGAAGCTTATCGCCTTTGCTACATTTTCCTGTAAAAGTAGAAACTAATTTGTAATAGTTTCCGTTATTCCCCATATTTACATTGTTTAATGCACAAGCGATTTCCTGTTTATAGCTTTCACTGCTGATATTGGAGGAAACTATAACAATGAAAGCATATGTAACGCCAGCTTTCAAAAAGCTATTGGTATCCAAATTTGCTGTTCCTTGCGCCGTTGAATCAATGAATATTGGTTTCCTGTTCTCTAAAACAGTGTTAGTTTTGGTTAAATTGCTATTTAGTTCAGAATCCCTCTAAAAAGAAGAAAGGAGTAACGATGAATATATTTTTTTTAGACCAGAAAGAACCAGTTGAAGGAAAAGTAGTCAAACAGGATGATTCACATATTCTAATTGAAGGGGTAGAGAAAAACACTTCTGGGTTTCGACTACTTACAGAGAAAGGATATGTTTTTGGTAAGTATGAAGAGTTTACTACACTTTATAAAGAAGAAGAAAATGGATTTATTCTGTCTAATGACGGAAGTGTATATGTAGAACCGGAACCAATGCCAGAACCAGAACCAGAACCGGAACCGGAACCATATGAACCAACTTTGGAGGACTTGCAAGAGGCTAAAGTAGCTGAAATGAACATGGCGCAACAGGGGATTATTGCTGCAGGTGTGGATGTCGTTCTTACGGATGGAACTACAGAACATTTCACGTTGGAAGATCATGACCAGACAAGTCTTGTCGGATTACAGAGCCAGGTTGTCGCTGGAGAAGAGAACATTCCGTGGCACACATCGGACGAAAAACAGCATTGCAAATTCTATAGTAATGCGGATATGAGAAAAATTACGACAACTGCAATGAACTACGTGACCTGGCACGTAACATATTTCCGCGACCTTCGCATTTACATCCGTTCTCTGGAAAGCAAGGAAGATGTAGAAAAAGTCACTTACGGAATGGATATTCCAGAAGCATACCAGTCAGAGCCATTGAAAGCAATGATGGCTCAGAAATCATGAAGAAATTAAGACCGCTGATTCTGTTTACGATTGGCGGTCTGATTTATATATTGATTGAACTTGTTGCAAGAGGGCGCACTCATTGGACGATGTTTATTGTTGGAGGGGTGGCGTTTTTCCTTATTGGTTGTATCAACGAAAAATGCCGGAAGATGCCATTGGTAAGGCAGATGTTGATCGGTGCGATTGTGATTACTGCATTGGAATTTGTATGTGGCTGTATCGTGAATTTATGGCTCGATTGGAATGTTTGGAATTACAGTAATATGCCATTCAATTTATTTGGTCAGATATGTTTACCGTTTTCAATTTTGTGGTTCTTCCTATCAGCCGTAGCAGTTGTACTTGATGATTATATAAGACATTTATTATGGGGCAAGAAAATACCGCACTACAAATTATTTTAAAGAGGATGTCTGAAATGAAAGATGTAAATGAGTAGTGGAGTAGAGGTGAAATTATGGATAATATTATAGAAGTACAATTTAACGAAATGTTGCAAAGAACACGAAGTATCTGGCAGTATGATTACGGACAGGTTCTAAAAATTCTATCGGGTGGGGTGGTACTACCAAATTTCCTAGAGGTGCATTTCTCCTTATCAAGAAATAATAAAGAGTGCATTACTCGTATAGGGACAACAGTAAATGGGGTAACCGAGGTTCAAATACCAAACGAATTATTGAACACCGAAAATAAAACACATGATTATTTTATATATGCATTTATATATGTATCTACAGAAAAATACGGAAATACGAAATGTGAAATAATTATACCAGTAAAATCCCGAATCAAACCAGAGAACCCATCAGAAGAACCATTGCCAGAGCCGAATATATTTCACGAAACGGTTGAAGCTGTTAATGCGGCAGCTGATCGGGCAAAGATGGCAGAGCAGAATGCAAAGGAAAGTGCGACAGAAGCCGGTAAGCATGCTGCTAGTGCATCGGAGAGTGCAGTTACAGCAGAAAAGACCAAGGAAGATGCTCTTAGGAAAGTCGGAGAGAAAAAGCAGGAAGCAATCGAAGCTATCCAGAATCAGGAAGAGACCTCTGTAGGCAATCTTACTACTCACACTGATGGCGAGATCCAACGGATTCAAAATCAGACTGCAGAGTCCAAGGGAGAACTTGAACAGACCATTATAAATGCTGGTGTTTCCGAGGAAGAACTGGATGAGTCTATTCAGACTGCTAGTGACACTAAGACAGCACTGGACAAGTCGGTGGAGCTGGCGAGAACTGCAAAGACAGAGCTGGATACGTCCACACAGAAAGCTGGTGAAGCCAAGACAGCTTTGGACGGATCCGCGAAGACTGCCGGTGAAATGCAGGAGACTTTGAGCGCGACTGTGAAGCAAGCGGGTGCATTGGACACTTCTCTTGGTGAGAAGATTAAAACTGGGACACAGCTCAAGACAGACCTTACAGCTTCCGGCGAAAAGGCTGTACAGGACATTCAGACAGCTGGAAGTGAACAGCTGGGTAAGATGCAGGCAGTGGCGGAAGAGTTCACAGCTGATCGGGAGCAGATTGCGACCAACAAAGAGGATATTGGTTCACTACAGGAAGATTTATCCAACAAAATTACAAAGTTCTATGCATCGAATCAGGGTGAAACTCATCTGGCAGATTCTGACAATGGCAAAATCATGGATATGATGCTGTATGGACGGAGTGAGCAGAAGCAGTATAAAGGCATAAATTTATTACCGCCTAACATTAAATATAGCGAATTTATAGAAGTTTCGATTCCAAAAGAAACAAAAGTTTTTGCAATTACAGATGGAACAAAATTCAGTGGCGGTAACTTCCTTTTTTTTAATGCGGACAAAACAAAAAGAGAGTGGTTCGGACTAGACAAAGATGCTACTATATCGACACGTACATTAACTATTGATGCGAAATATGTACAGAATCTTTTAGAACCCGGTTTCGATTTATCAAAAGTATGTTTAGGTATTGGAAATGAACCAATATATGAACCTTATGTTGGAGGTCAGCCATCCCCATCACCGGATTATCCGCAGGAGATAAAAAGAGTGGTGAATCCGACTATGAAGGTGTGTGGAAAAAATTTATGGGATAATTTTAAAACATTATCATTAGGAAACGTCGAACAAAAAAATGGAACATATATAGCAACAGCAGATACTATGCAAGTAGACATAACAAGTAGTTCTATTGGCGCCAGACCGTTGCTTTTAAAAGCGAATAATGCTTATACATTTTCATTAAAAACCACAGTTAGTATTTCAAGTCCTAAATTTGTATGTTTAAGATACACGAATGGTGAAAGCAATAACATTATTTTTACAAACAAGAATTTTGTTAATTTTGTTCCCGAAAGAGATGTAGAAAAAATAGGCTTTATTTTATATGAAAGCGTTGCGGGAGATAAAGCATATGATGTCCAGTTGGAAATGGGTTCAGAAGCTACAGCTTACGAGCCATACACCGAGCAATCCGTCCAGCTCCCCTACACTCTCAACGCCATCCCAGTAGCATCTGGCGGCAACGTCACAATCAATGGACAGCAGTATATTGCGGATTATGTGGATGTTGAGCGTGGAAAAGTAGTTAGAATGTGTGAAAGGAAAAAACTTAATACAAAAAACGGGGTTATTAATGAAGAATATAGATTAGCCTTTGACATTGCACCTTATAGTAGAATTGGTAATGACCAGTGCATATTTTCAGCATTTGAATGGACGGCCTGGACAACATGTACAGTGGGATCAATGGCATATATTAAAAATATACAAAAACCAAATGATGAATTATATACCGCGCAAGAATTAAAGGAGCTGAGTATTGATTTTGATGTGATTTATCAATTATTAGAGCAACAAGAAACCGACCTCACACCAGAACAGACACAGGCATTAAAAGAACTTGTAACCTATTATCCAGTAACCAACATCTCCGTCACATCCGATCAGTTAGACGGATATACAGTATTTAACTATCCGATTTCCATGAAAAATGGATGGGATTATGTAAAGAAGCAACTTAACGACAACCGAGATTACATCTACGACATGGACGCAAAGACACAGGATATCGACACACAGTCGGCAGAAGCCTATGTAAATTCCGAATATGCCGTGGCACTTACAGAATTGGAGGTATGATTATGTTATACAAGACACTGAAAAAATTAAAGGAAAGAAACGGTCTGACAGAAGATCTGAAAAATAAGATTGACATTTTCTTCGCCACGGGCAGGATTACTGAGGAACAGTATAATGATCTGATGGATATTGGCAATGAAGAAATTCGCTAAAAATGAAATTCTATATTATTGTGAAATCGAATGTATACAAGGAAATATTGTTGAATGAGCCAAAAGTACAGGAAGCTATTAAACGCACACGAGGAATTATAGTTTTTGAAAATGAGGTATCGAAAAAAATCGAACTCTCTTGAAAATCTCTTAACCATTACATTATCTGATACAATCAAAATAAAAATATCAGAGAGGTAATGGAAATGGAGAAATGTGAATTTTGTAGCAGAAAGGTACTCTTTGGCAAAAAGGATATGAGCAATCTGTTGAGTGCACGTCCGGTGGTACTTGCTAAAGGAGATCCGGTAAAACGGTTGGAATTGTGGCTGTTCGGTGGTGAAGTTGATGAACAAAGTGTACTACACATTGGTGTATCGGATTACGGCGGTGAAGAAAACATGATGGAAATGAATATACCGATTAACTACTGTCCGAGATGTGGCAAGAAATTATAACAGAATAACAGACAAAAGGCAGACTCTTCGGAGCTGTCTTTTTTAATGGAGAAAATATGGATATCAGAGCGAGACCGGAAGGTCTTATTTTTTTACAGTAAAATAAGAAAGAATGAGGTATATAAAATGGAACAGGCAAATTATATCAAAGCAATTTTTACGGCAGTATTTGCTTTCCTGTCGGCGCTTCTTGGAGTGCTTGCAGTGCCGGTGATCCTGCTGGTGGCATGTAATCTGATTGATTATGCTAC